TGTACTTTAGCTCTTAATTCAAAAACCAAAGTAGTAAGTTCTATAACCTGCTCTGTCAAATCAATTACAGATTGAGTTACTTCGTTATATATTGGTCTTGGAACTCTATCATCAAATGGGGGCGCTTCTGGTGGAAGTAATTCAAATATTACAGTATCAACGGATTTTACTAACTCAGTTTCGTTATACTTTGGTCTTGTTAATTGTCCAGATATGACACCATCAGTCCTATTTTCTTGGGCAAATGAGTAAACACCAAATTCATTTCTAGAAATGATAGGTGAACTAGAACCACTTATTAAAAGTTCACTTATTAATGCTTCATTTTGTAATCCTGTTTTTGCCATTTTAATTTTTTACAATTCTAAATGTTATATCATTATCAAAATATTGAGTGTTGCCATCAATAGTTACTTTAAACTCTATTTTATATGTTCTATCTGCTTCCCAATTAGAAAGATTTAAATTTATATAATTACCATTCTCATCACAGCTAATTTTTGAATAATCAGAAAACGGAATAATAATATCATCCGATGTATAATCTTTAATTTGATAATATGATGTTGCCGGTAAATAATGTGATGTACTATATGCAAATTGTTTAACAAAAGTTTTAATAGGATATAATTCTCTAGTAAATATTCTTATTTTTGGTGCAGTTCCAACTTTAACTTCTGCTTTTAAATTAGTAACTCCAACTTTTATATCTTCTGAAGTTAATGCGTTTAATGAGCCAGTTATAAATGATTGGTCATCCCAACCTATTCTAATTTTTGGTTGATATATAGTATTTGTTTCTTTACTAAATAATTTTATTGCACCATAATCTTGTGTATCAACTTCTTTATTAAATGCGTGTCTTAATATAATACCATCATTAGGTATAGACCCACTCATCCAACTTTTTAATAAAGATTTTATATTCATATCAATATCAGCAGTTTGATAGCTAAATGATTGCGATGCTTCGTATTGAGTCCACCAAGTACCACCACCACCATTATTTTGACTAGCAGATGTAAATGAATTAAAATTATTTTCTAACCAATCTAACTTAGAATCTCCTTCTCTATAATTCCAAGTTACACCCTGTGTTGATATATTATCAAATCTAGTACCAATACCCATTTCCCAACTTCCTGAAATTGCATTTGCAAAAATTGTATATTCCAAAGGAATTTCTTCGGTTTTTGTTTCTTTTAAAATAAGGGTTGCTTCATCCAATTGTATTGTACTATTGGATATTGATGCCGATAGGTATCCTACTTCAAATTTTAATAAAGCATGTGCTATATCTTTTATGTTACCATAATATAGTTTGCTTATTTCTAATATCTCATCCAAACCAGTATTTTGATTTGGTTGTTGAAGATATACCGTTGCATCTTTTGATGCTGTTAATAAATAGTATGCCATTATCTTACTCTGCCTTTTATGTCCCCACTAGGAAACTTAATTTCAAAAACTGAAGGGTCTAATGATGGATATACAATTTTATCTTTAGTTGCCGCTTCGATATTATACGAATTTGGTGAATATCTACCACCACACTTATTTGTAACTTTCACAGATGGAACAGATGAAACTCCTTCTACATTTGCTAACAACAATTCAATTTCGTTTAAATTAATAGTTTGATTAAACTGCCAATTATCTATACTAAAGAAATCTGTTACTTCACTTATACATTTTGTTAATATTTCATTTTTATTATAATTTGGATATGTTATAATTTCAAATTCCAAACCAATATTAATTACAAACCCATCATTCATATTTATGCCATCCGTTAACATTCGGTATTCGTTAATATATGTTTTAAGATTTTCTTTTACAGCTCTATTTAAATTTGTCAAATTACCATTTATATCATACCCTAATAAATACAAGTTAATAGCAAACGGATTGTTTTTTTCATTTTCGTTTGAAGTTTTACCAATTAAAAAGTTAGTAATTTGTTGTTTTATGTCTTGCTCAGTTGGTTCTAAATCATCTGGTTTGTTTACAAAATCTAATACTAAATCAGTAAATTCTTGTAAATTATTTGGTGATGCTAATATAGATGAAGGTGAATTATTATCCAATGTTCCATCGGCAACAGCATATGCTTTTGCGATAGCTCCATATTTCGATGGCATTGATAGTACACGGATTTGATAATCTTTTGCAGTTACTGCTCTATTTTGAGCTCCAAAATTTGCTAATGCGTTTTGTCTAATTTCTTCTAAAGTTTCACCCCCTCTACCACCAACTGCAGGTACATCGTTATCAACTGCTAATGAATTTTTTGCAGAATTATAAAGTGAAAGTTGGGCTCTTGTAAAAGAACTTAAACTTTCTTCAAATTCAACCCCATTAATTCTTGTTAATTCCCCCGCTGCAACGTTTGAACTAATACCTCCACCTGTATAATATTTTACAGTTATTGTTGTATTAGATGGAGAAGTACCATACGTTTTTGTTTTTAAAAAATTAGTTGGGTCAAATGATTCATCTAATCTTTTAATAGAATTTGGTAATCCCAGTCCTACGTTTTTAAGATTTGGAATTAATTGTTCATCGGATGCTGTTGGGTCTCCTGCACCAAATTCAATTGTAATTGTACTATCTTGATTTATTCTAGTTGTAAATCTTTTTGGTGTTTTTATTGTTTTTAAAACATATGGTACCGTTGATTTAAACTGATATAGGTCTGAATCGTTAGCTTCAGTATTTGGGTAATCAATGAATATCATTTCTTGTCCTAAATACGGTACTTCATACCATTTGTTATTATTAGAATCTCTACAATCGTATATTTCAATTACATTTGTTTCCGGTAAATCAATTGTTCTAAAATTCTCATAACTTCCAAAGGTTACTTCTTTTTGATTCCTTACGGCTGATATTGCTTGTACATATTTTTTTATTAAATAAAATGTAGGCTCACCCGTAAGTACGTCTCTTTGATATATGGTCGTCTCTCTATCAATTTCATTTGAAAAATCTACCATATCAGTTGTTATAAATTGAACGTTACCCGCTTTGTTTGCCACAACCATTCCTTCTCTTACTTTTAAGTAAAAAGTATCGTCTGGCCTATTACTAGCACCAACTCCAATAGATGGTACTAATTGATAAACTGATAATGTTGTTACTGCCGGAGATGTTACTTTTGGTTTATAACCCAAATATTGTGCAAGAGCTATGATACTTTGAATATCTTCTGCGTATGGCATTAAAGATTCTTTTAATGTATCATCAGTATAATACGCTAAAACATCACCTACATATGATGCCATTTCAATGAAAAGCATACCAGGAGATGATTCATTAAAATCACCATATGTTTTTGGAAAATAATTTTTTGTAAAATCAATAAGATTTGCTCTAAATGCTGCAAAATCTTTATTAAGATATTTTATATCCTTTCCTTTATTTTTAAAATTCTTATTTATTGTTGTTATAGCCATTATGTTTGTACATTAAAAGTTACCGTATCCAATATCTGTGTATCTGATACTCTAAATGAAACTGATACCTCAACCTTATTATTATCTTTAAATTCGTTTGGTTGCTGAATATTAATAGTTTCTACGTTTACATATGGTAGCCATTTAGAAAGCGTATCAACAATAGTATTTTCTAAGTTATCAGCAAACATTTCATCATTCATATTAAATAATAATTCTTGCATACCACTCCCAAATTCAGGCTGCATCAACCTTTCAAATCTTTTTGTAAGTAATAAATTTTTAATATTACTTTTAACCTGGTCAGCAGTTTTAAAACTTTGATTAAAAGCAGTGTTTCCTATTTGAATAGGTAATGTTATACCTATTGCATAGTCTTCAAACTGCTTTGAATCGATTACTAACTTTTTACCAAGTATTACTGCCATTTTTATTTTTTAAATCTTTTTACAAGCTCCGAATAATCTCTATTCAATGCTTTATCTATCTCAGCAACTCCAGTATTTACTCCTAATCCAGTTGGTTGAGGTCCTTTAGCCATATCACCATACCCCATCTTTTCAGCCAACGCAGTTTTACCTACAATTGAACCCATATCACCTTGTCCAAAACTCATTGTTCTAAATCCACCATCTCCTTGTGGTATTCCACCACGTGTTTCATTAAGGATTTGGTTAATCATTGGGTTTTTACTAAATTTCTTTTGTTCTACTTTTTCTTTAACTGATTCCATAACAACATCATCTTCTAAAATAGCTTTAGCCATTGATAATCCGATTGGTTGTGATTTAGCAGGTTGTTTTCCTTCTGCTATTAATTTTTTTACTTCAGCTCTCACAGTTTCCTTAATTAATGCAGGTAATTGCTCTTTAAGCTCCTCTTTAATAAGAATCTGAATGGCTTTTAATAGTTTGTCCGTATTCATACTTTATTATTTGTTATGTTTATAAATATTTGAATTGATTATTTTAATAATTAACTCCAAAGTGTAGGGTCTTTTTGTAATTCTGTCCAATATTTTGTGAATTTTTTTATTCTATCATCTAATCCATTGTATCCACCATTTATTTTTTTAGTAACCAATTTAATACTTGTTGTAGTGCTATCCTTACAACGGTTTACTAAGCTGTTAGTTTTCCAAAACATACACGCCGTATCTGCAAAATATTGCGTTGCAACACTATCTGGGTTTCCTTCAAAATCGGCCCCAGCAATACGCCCAAACTTTCTATAATTTGCTCTACCCGTTAATTGAATATACCCTCTACCTCTAAACTTATAACCGTCTCCTTTTTGCACATTTCCTAAATCATCCCTACCTTCATATCCTGATTGAGCAGCTGTTGGTCCCCATATTTCTTGTTTGTATCTAAATCCACCCGATTCATGTTCACATTGTGCCAAAAAGTGTGCTCTTTCTATGTTAGTAGTACAAATTTTATATTTTATCATAGCCGCAACCAATTCATTTGGTACTTTAACATTAGTTTTATAGTTTGGTTGAGGTGGAACGTCATTTTTTGGTTTATCTTCTTCGGATAATGGTGGGTCTGGTTCGTTCTTCGCTTCTTCTAATAGTTGGTATTCTACTTGCTCTATTTCAATAGTTGGAGGTGGTGGTGCTTCGAATGTTACTTCAAATCCCGCCGCAGTTGCTTCATTTATATCATTTCCTTGAAGTGTCGCGGTATCGGAAGCAAATTGTTGAGCTTCATTAAATACTATTTCTTGTGGAGCAATTCCTAATGCTCCACCACCTGCAGTTGCCGGTTGAACTTGATATCCCGACCAAGGTAATACTCCTGGTGCCGGCGTTCCCAGTGGTGGGTATAATGATATTGTATTAACTATCCCAGTAACAGTAGATAAATGGGCAGTTGCATAATTAATAAAATCATCAATTAT